CATAACTCAAAAGTAAAAGGTAATGCCATTATTCAAATGTAAATGCTCACCAGACGACGAGATACTTATCTCAAGCGTGACAATCAAATATGTCGAGGGCGAGGGAATCGTTCACGATGCACAGTGTGAAAAGTGCGACAATTATATGAAGCTCGCATATCCAAAAGATGGAGAGTGCGCTGGCTTCACTTCAAATAATATGGGGCAACTATGAAAATTCTTAATTTATACGCCTGTTTAGGAGGCAACCGCTATAAGTGGGACGAAGTAGCAGATATTGAAGTGACCGCTGTTGAGTGGGATGAGGAGCTCGCGCGACTATATCAAGAGCGATTCCCTAATGACAAAGTAATTGTAGCAGATGCTCACGAGTATTTAAGAAACAATTATGAAAATTTTGACTTTATTTGGTCCTCTCCTCCTTGTCCAACTCATAGTAGAATGAATTTTACTTTTAAAAATAGAGACAATTTTAATATAAATTATCCCGACATGAAACTATATGAAGAAATACTTTTTTTAGAGAATTTCTTTAAAGGCAAGTATGTTGTTGAAAATGTGACTCCATACTATGAGCCATTAATACCAGCTAAAAAACGAGGCAGGCATTTATACTGGACAAACTTCAATTTGCCAAATAATTTAAATGAAAGAGAATCTCCACCAATTACAGCAAATAAAGCGAGAAAAAAAAACCATATTATTTTCAACTGTGAGTTTCATGAAATAGACTTAACAACCTATAAAGGTAAACAGAGCAAAGAAAAAATATCTAACAACTTAGTTGACTACGAAGCTGGAAGAACAATACTCGAAACAGCGTGCGGAATTATAAAGCAAAGCGTACCAAATCAAACAAACCTATTTTAACATGACAGATTTACAACAAGCGATATACGATTTAAAGCTCCTGCAATACGGCTCGACTAAAACCCTCACCCCTGGAGTCCAGGCGATGATCTTCACACTTAGCTGTGTAGAGTCGGAGGAGCAGATACTACAAAAGTATTGTGATATTCATGGCACGTGCTACATGGTGACAGGCAAGAGTGGCGATGTATACAGTCGAGCTCGTCCAGAGTGGCAACAGCTTAAAGAGGCGCGAATGCGAAAGCAAGCGATTATAGCTCACCTGGAGAGATGGGCTGGAGATGGAGTCGAGGGCGAGGATGAGCTTAAAGAGTTCCTTCAGTGAGCTACTACTTCGACGAACAGGCAGCAGATAAGGCTGTTTTATTTATAGAGAAATTTTGCTCCCATGTGAAGGGGGAGCTCGCTGGTAAGCCATTTATCCTCGAGCAGTGGCAAAAGGACGATATCGTACGCCCTCTGTTTGGCTGGAAAGATGAGGAGACTGGATTGAGGCGATATAGGTTCTGTTATGTTGAGATTCCTCGAAAAAATGGGAAGTCAAATCTCGCGGCAGCTTTAATTTTACTATTATTATTCGCGGACGATGAGCCAGGAGCAGAACTGATTTCAGCAGCCGGGGATCGCGGACAAGCGAATATTGTCTTCAGCATAGCTCAGGAGATGATAAAGAATAACAAACATCTTCGCTCTCGCTGTAAAGTGCTACGCAATACAATCGAGTACAAAAGCTCCTGGTATAAAAGTATCTCAGCTGAGGCATATACGAAACATGGCTTGAATTGTCATGGTATCGTGTTCGACGAATTACACACGCAAAGTCATCGTGATTTATTCGATGTTCTCACGACTTCAGTAGGCTCGAGGAGGCAACCTGTGATAATCGCGCTCACGACAGCTGGTCACGATAGAGCGAGTATCTGCTACGAGATGCACGAGTACAGCGAAGCGATACTAAATGGAACGATTGAAGATGATACATTTTTACCTGTACTCTACAGAGCGGATCCGGACGACGACTGGACCAAAGAAGAGACATGGAAAAAAGCTAACCCGGGCTATGGCTCAATCTGTACAAAAGCGTATTTTACAGATGCGGTTAAAAAGGCAAAAAGCAACCCCTCGATGATTAATAGCTTTATGCGCTTACATCTGAATATTTGGACCAGCTCAGAGAGTGCCTGGATACCAGATGAGATATTTATGAAGGGGGCAAAAGATATCCCATACGACAGACTCCCCCTCTTGCCAGCGTACGGGGGGCTCGATTTAGCGAGTACGCAAGATTTGACTGCGTTCGCTCTCATCTTTCGAGATGACGAAAATAAGTGCTTCTATCTCCTGGTACACCAATTTGTGAACGCTGAGAAGGCGCATAGTAAGAAATTAGCAGCTGGAATTGACTATTTACAGTATCAAAGGGATGGAGATATTACGATCTCTCCTGGTAACGTCACAGATTACAGAGTAGTAAAGCAGTACATCTTGGACCAGTGCGCTAAATATGACGTGCGTGAGATAGGTTTTGATCCTCGATTTAGTACATACATAGTCGCGGAACTCGTAGAGGACGACATTGTCATGGTCCCTATGGCTCAGAATATAACGAGCATGAATGGACCTACAAAAGAGTTCGAGATGGAAGTCATGAGAGGCAACATCATCCATGGAGGCAACAAATGCCTGAGATGGCAAATGGGGTGCGCTGTAATCTACACAGACGTAAACGAGAACAAGCGAGTGACGAAAGAGCAGAAAGAAAACAAGAAAGTAGATGGAGTAATCGCGTCAATTATCGCAATGAATAGCTACGTACAAAACACAATCGAAGGAGACGATGAATACTTATTAGAGATATTCTCTCTATAAAACTTGACTTTACCGATTATTTGTCGTATACTCCGCGCGCATGAGCACATTAACAGACAGAGTTAAGGCGTTATTTCGTAGGGTGGGACCTTTCGACCCGAATACAATATCTTCAGAGATGGGGCTATATCCGCTTACTAAGTCAGGAGCTACGATAAACGAGTCGAGCGCGATGGCGATAAGCACTGTTTACGCTTGCGTATATAAGATCTCCTCAACAATTGCTTCTCTAGGTTTAGAGCTTTATGAGCGTGAAGGGCGCAATATCGTACAAGCGAATGTACACCCAGCGTATAACCTGGTTAAAATTAAGCCAAACAATCACCAAACAGCTTACGAGTTCTGGGAGTCTATCACAGCGAGTGCTGTAATTTATGGCGTAGGGTACGCAATAATCGAGAGAGATGACAGAGGATATGCGACTCAGTTAATCCCTGTACATTATTCAGATGTGGACCTCCGCAATGTTAAGGGCGAGAGAGTTTATAGCATTAAGGATGTAGGCATAGTACGTCCTGAGAATATGCTTGAGATATGCAACCTCCAGCGCATGAGCCCGATTCGATTACACAGAGAGAATTTAGGACTCGCGAAAAGTGCACAAGATTTCGGAGCTGAGTACTTCGGTCAGTCAGGACAGATGACAGGTGTACTCTCTTCAGAGCAACCCCTTAAAAAAGAGCAGATGGATGTTATCCAGGGCTCTTGGAATAATGGAGCAGCACAAGCTGGAACGAAGCTCATGCCTTTTGGCTTTAAATATCAAAGGATCTCGATATCTCCAGACGAGGCGCAGTTTATTCAGACTCGCGCTTTTCAAGCTGAAGAGATATGCAGAATTTTCAACGTACCAACAGCATTGGTCCAGCTCCCCTCACAAACGACATATAACAACGTAGAGCAGCAAAATTTAATGTTTGCACGTCACACAATCGTACCCTGGACTCAGAGAATAGAACAGGAGATTGACAGAAAGTTAATCCCCTCATTCGATAGAGAAGTAGTTTTTAGCAAGTTTAAGCTCTCAGACTTACAGAGAGGAGACAGCGCAGCTCGCGCAAATTACTTCACTCAGATGTTACAGAATGGAGTTCTAAGCATAAACGAAGTGAGACAGGAGGAGCAGCTCAACCCCGTAGAGGGTGGAGATGTACACTGTGTCCAGGTAAACCAGATTGCGCTCGATAAGCTCCAAGCTTACAGCGAGTCGATTTCTAAAAGCAATGAAGATGGATGATGAGAAAAGAAACGAGCTATTAACAGCAGCTCACTACTCGAAATTTGATGCTACTCTCGAAGTACGAGAGGAGAATGGAGAGCGTGTAATCGAAGGTTACGCGGCTAAGTATGGAGTAGAGGCAAATATTGGACCTTTCAAGGAAACAATTTCGAGGGGTGCATTCGATAAGGTTTTAATGAGTCCAGATTTAGATTGTAGAGCCCTTATTAATCACGATCCAACCCTCATCTTGGGGCGTAGTTCAGCTGGTACATTAGAGCTTTCAAGCGATGATATCGGTTTAAAGTACAGAGTTAAACTAGGGAATCAACAATATGCTACAGACCTTTATGAGTCTATTGAAAGAGGCGATATCTCGCAATCTTCGTTTGCGTTTACGATTAAAGATCAGACCTGGAGCGAAGACAGGAGCACGCGGTCCGTTGACCAGGTGGCTTCATTATTGGACGTTTCACCAGTCTGCTATCCAGCGTTTAAAGAAGCTACAGTGGTTGCCCGAAAAGAGGAGGAGCCCAAAGAAATTAGAACAGCTGGAGTAAAAAGCAGCGACGATGATAAGTGTATTACAGTTAAAAAAATAAAAAGAAAAAACATGGACTTAAATGACATGAAGACTCTACGTAGTAAAAACTATGAGGAGCACGTACTCTTAAACGAGAACGCAGATAATGAAGGGCGCGAGCTCACAAATGAAGAGGAGGCACGTTGTGACTACCTTGAGAGCGAGAACTTAAGACTTGACAACAAGTTAAAGCGTCGCAAAGCTCACGAAGACATGATTGCACGCCAAGCACATTTCGCTGGTAGCTCAATCTCTGAGACTAAAGAGATGGACAAAGTAAATCGTTCCTTCTCTCTTTCTAGAGCTGTAGAGATGGTATCTCATGGTAAAGGATTGACAGGAGCAGAAGCAGAATGGGCTCAAGAGGCACGCTCTGAGATGCAGTCTCGAGGCTTGCAGATGAGTGGACAGATTGGTATTCCTGAAGCGGCTTTATTTCGTGCTGGCTCACCTGATGACTTCCAAGCTGGAGGTACTGGAGATGGCTCTGGCTACGTTCCAACAAACGTCCCAGGAGTAATCGAGGCTCTAAGAGCTCCGACTATGATTGAGCAGCTAGGTGCAACTACAATAAACGGTGCAACAGGGAACTTAAAGTTCCCTCGTGTAAGCACTAAAGCTATCGGTACAGAAGCGGGAGAGGTTGCTGGAAGTACTGACTCAGGGCTTGCAATGGACGAGATTAACCTCTCTCCTGTACGTGTAGCGAACAAGACTCTTTTCTCTAAGCAGTTAATTCTGCAAGGTGGATCTCAAGTAGACACGCTTATCGCAAGAGAGTTGGCAGCTGGTATTAACACTACTATCGACAAGGCGGCGTTCGCTAAGATTGTAGCTGGTATAACTCCAGTAGCTCATGGTGGCGGAGCTTTAGCAAACTCAGACGTTTTCGCTCTTGAGCAAGCAGTTTTACAAGCTGGAGGTAACATGGCAAACTCTAAATGGGCGATGAATCCTCATGGATGGGCTTCGTCTCGCGCTCTTGCTGAAGTTTCAAATGTTAGTGCTATGTGGACAGGTCAAACTTTTGACGGTTTCCCAGCAGTAGCTACTCCAAACATTGCAGAGGGTACAAGTGGTAAAGGTGATTTAATCTTTGGCGATTTCGCTGCTGGACTAGTTCTCGCTTATTTCGGAGGGCTTGACTTGTTAGTTGATCCTTACTCGAATGCTGGAAATGCTCAGATAGCTTTACACTTAAACAAGTTTTACGACTGCGAAGTACGTCAAGCTGGCGCGTTCGCTTCGATTACTAATGTAGCGTAATAGGTTAAACAATAACAGAGACGGGGGGCGAGTTGACGCTCGCTCCCTCTTTTTGTATAATTCTCAGACATGAAGTTTACAGTAGCAGATAACCCAACAGGAACAAATATCGTATCTCTCGCAGATATGAAGGAGTTTTTGCGCGTAGACCATAGCGATGAGGATACAACGATTTCAGAGATTATAACAAGCGCAGCAATCGCTGTACAAGATTACACAGGGAGAGTTTTTGTGAGCTCTACCTTTACTCTTAAAACAGATTATTTTTATAACGTAGAGATACCCGCAAAAATAAACTCAGTTACAGGAGTAACTTACTACGACATAGCTAATTCATTACAGACTCTAGACGTCTCTAAATACTATGTTGACGCTTCACGAGAGCCAGCGCGAGTCGCTTTCTTGGATCCTCCATCTACTTTTGAGGATAGATTTAATGCAGTAATTATATCGGGTTCAATTGGTTCGCAAGCTATCCCACCAATAAAGCACGCAATAAAAATGCTTGCATCGCATTACTACGAAAATAGACGGGCTGTCATCGTAGGAGTCCAGGCTTCTAAGATCCCTCTCGGGATAGAGGCGATACTAAACCCGTACAGAATTATCTCCCTTGTATGAACATCGGAGCACTAGATAGAAGGATTACGCTACAGCGTCCTAATTCCGTAGCGAATGACTACGGAGAGAAGGTCGTCACCTGGCTTACGTACGCTACAATTTGGGCAGCTATAGATCGCAAGCCCTCAGCTACGGAGCGAGTAAGTGGAGAGCAGATGCTCTCTTTTCAGCAAGTCGTATTTATGATTCGCTACTCTACTACTGTAAACATCCTCGAGGCTTCTCACAGAGTCACGTACGACGGCAAAGTTTACAACGTTCTAGGAGTCCAGGAGGTAGGGAGACAGGAGCAGTTAAGAGTTATCACAGAACTACGCGAGAACTCATGAGCGTAACTATCACAGGAGCGAATGAGCTTTACAAAAACATTGACAAGCTCGTAAAGTGGAGCGAGAAGGACTCCAAAGCTCTGCAAAACGTAGGGCATAAAGTCGGGGCTGTTTATGCTAACTTTATAAAGTCAAATGTTAAGGACCTTGGGAAAGATATAACCGTAAGAGGTACTAAAGTAAAGTCTGGACAGCTGAGAAGGTCAGGGGGTACATGGCAACCAGACAAAAACAAAAATACAATAATGGGAGGTCCTCGTACTAATGCAGTAGGGCGAAGGAAGACCAAAAAGGCAGACGATGGATGGTTTGCTCACATAGTAGAAAAGGGCGATTTTGGCCCCAGGTTTGGAGGTAAGCATAGAACACAAAACACAGGCGTGTTCGCTCGAGGTATGAAGGCGACAAAGAACAGAAGTTTAAAGCTCCAGGAGATACTACTTAAAAAGAACTTTGCGAAATATACACAGCGATTATGACAGTCGGGAAAGCTATATATAACATTCTCACAAACGATGCGACTGTCTCAGGCATAGTAGGAACGAATATCTTTCCAGAGATAGCTCCTCCAAACATCGACGTGCCATATATCGTGTACAGCGTTCTCTCGAATACTCCCAGCGACTCGAAGGAGGATGGGGGGGCGATAGACGTATCTAACATAGAGGTGTACAACTTCCAAAGCACGTACACAAACGCCATAGATTTAGGGGTGGCGGTACGCGATGCACTGGATCGTAAGAACGGGACTTTCGGAGGCGTAAAGCTCCAAAGTATACAATACGCAAACGAACAGATGGACGTCAACGAAACTCGGCACATTTGGGTGTCAATACAAGATTACTCAGTAAGAACTAAAAACAATTAACATGGAGGATATTATCGTAAACCACTGGCAGAGTATACTATTTGCCCTATTAATAGCAGCGAGAGCTATTTTCTCTCTCATACCGTCAGACAGCCAGGCGGTGAAAATCTTTGGCTGGATAGACATTATAATAACAGCGTTAGTCGGAGGTGACAGACGTAAAAATAAAAACAAAAAAAAAGCTAAGTAAACATGGCACAAACAACAGGATTAATCAACGGTTCGAATTTACGAATCATGTTAGACGCAGATGGGGGAACTCCTGTCATGGTCGACAACGTAACTGACTGTAGCATAAGCGTTTCGAGCGAAATGAAAGACACATCCGTGAAAGAGGATGGCGGTTTCAAGGCAGAGCTACCAGGACGGGTAACAGTGAGCGTAAACTTCACAGCTTACTTCGAGGAGGCAGACGCTACTTCGGGATATACTTCTATCATCGGATGGCAGCTAGCAGGTACGAAACTAGACGCGAAATTTACGCAGATGATTGGTACAGCTACAACTGAGAACGTAGGCGATCACGCTTTTACATTCGAAGCATACGTGGTGAGTTGTGATCTCAACGGAGGAGTAGAAGACACAGCGACATACAGCGTAACTCTCTCAGCAGTTGGAACAGTAACTTACGCAGCTATCGCATAACATGAACATCGAGCTAAATAACAAAAGCTATCCAGTAAAGGCTACAATGAGAGCCTGGAGAGCATTCGAGAAATCTACAGGAGTTAAGGTTGTCGAAGTTGACGCTTCAGATATCACCTTAATACCTGAGTTAATTTACTACTTCGTAGTAGATGGATGTAAGGCGCAGGGTATGAAGTTCGGTTTAGATGTTGAGGAGTGGCTGGGATTGATTGAGGTTAATGACTTACCGAAGTTGATAGCAGTAATGGAAGAGGCGATGGGAGGAGACTCTAAAGCTGGCGGAAAAAAAAAGGCAAAGAAGAGCCGATAACGTGGAGAAGGATAGAGGAGCTGGGGCTGGGTTTATTAAACCTATCCCCAGACTCTCTATACTCCCTTACGTTTAAGGAGTTCGGGAATGCTGTAAAAGGAAAGAAGGAGAGTGATGAGATGCTAGAGCGTTCCAATTGGGAGCGCACCAGGTGGCAAACTTCGCTCCTCTTAAATGTCCACACGAAAAAAGGGAGCAAAATATCTCCCAAAGATTTAGCTCTTTTCCCTTGGGAGAAAGAAGAGAAGAAAGTGGAGAGCGATAATAAAGGCTGGGATATGTTTAAAGCTATCGCAGTAGAAAAGAAGTAACATGGCAAAGCTAGGAAGTTTAGTTGTAAATATAGGAGCCAATACAAAGGATCTAAATAAGAGTCTTGGTAGAGTCCAGCGCAATATGCGCTCGATGACGAGTAACTTCACGAAGCTCGGTACTTCGATGACTAAATCTATCACTTTACCTTTGCTAGGTATTGCTGCGATGGCTGTAAAGAGTGCAGCGGATCTCGAAACTTTAGAAACAAGTTTTATTTCTCTCACTGGAGGAGTTGAAGAGGCAGCAGCGATGATGAAGCAGCTCAATGAGTTTACAGCAAAAACACCTTTTCAGATAGATGCAGTCGCAACTAGTGCTCGACAGCTTATCGCTTCAGGGACTAAACTTAGCGAGGTAAACGAGACTCTCCAATTTCTAGGAGATATCGCTGCAACTTCTGGAAAACCGATAAACGAGCTCGCTTCTATATTCGCGAAGGTTAACGCCAAAGGTAAGGTGGAGCTGGAGAGTTTAAACCAGCTCGCAGAGAGAGGAATTCCAGTATTTAAAGGACTAGCGGAGGCGACAGGGAAGCTACCTTCTGAGCTTGGAGCTGGAGGAGTTACTGTTAAGCAATTTAACGACTATTTAAGGAGCTTGTCTGAAGAGGGAGGAATGGCCAATGGAGCGATGGAGAGACTATCTCAAACAGCTACAGGTAAATTCAGTACAGCGATGGATAATCTTAAGCTTGCTGGGGCTTCATTAGGGGAGTCTTTACTTCCAATTATCAGCGACTTATTAGATTACGTCGTAGAGCTCGCGCAAAGTTTCACAGACCTCTCTCCCCCTACTAAAAAGATGATTTTAATTTTCGGAGGGGTTGCTGCTGCACTTGGTCCGTTATTGTTAATTATCCCACAATTAGTCGCAGCACTCCCTTTTATCGCTGGAGCATTCGCTGCGATGACTGGTCCAATAGGTTTAGCTGTGATAGGAGTGACTGCTCTTGTAGCAGCTGTCGCTGCTCTGGTGAGTGCTAATAAAGACATTCCCTCTACACTAGAAAGAGCTAACGCTTCAGTTCGTGAGCATAGTGCAGAGGTGCGGTTTTTAGTTGGTCAATATAAAGATGAGACCAAATCTCTTAAAGATAGAGAAAAGATATTAGGTAGACTCGCTACAATAGATGCGACTCACTTTGGGAATTTACAGGCTGAGAGCACTACGTATAAAGATTTATCGAAAAACTTAGATTCCTATACAGCATCGTTAAGAGCGAGCTACCTAGAGAAAGCTCTCGCTGAAGAGGGAGCCGATTTAATTAAAGATCTAGTTGACTCAGAAAACAAGCTTGTGCTTATTCAAACTAATAGGCAGAAAGCTCTTGACAAGGCAGAAGGTGCTAAAGGAAACAAATCTTTTCTCGTAGGTTTCGATAAGCTTATTGCACAAACAGAGCTTGAGTCTCAGGCAGCTCTTGAGGCATTAGAGGCTTTTGAGGTACGTAAATCAGAGTTGCTTGCGAAGTTCGCGACTCCAGATCCAGTCGCTGAATCAGATGAGACAGGAGCAGCTACAGCTCCAGTCGTAGTTGTTCCCGATCCAGATATTGTCGAAGAGTCTGTTAATGATATTACAGGTTTTCTCGCTAAATTAGATGCAGTTCCAGTACCAAGAATTTTTGAACTACTAAGCGACGGAATACAAGATTTCGTGGTAAGCTCCACACCTCAGCTCCTTTCGTTCTTAAACGATTTCTCTGTCGCTGTAGAGAATACAGCTGAAGTAGTCGCGGAGAGTGTAGACAATATGGCTAACTCCATAAACGATGCGGTAAGCTCTGGAGTGGCTTCGATGATAAGCGGAGTCGCGGAGATGGTAGGTGCAGCAGTAGGAGCTCAAAAACCTATTGAGAACATGGGGGCTTTCCTAGGTAACGCTCTAGGACAGATGGCAATAAATCTAGGTACCTATGCTATCGCACATGGTACTGTTATAGAGTTAATAAAAAAGAGCTTAATAGATTTAGGAGGAGTAAAAACGATTCTCGCTGGTATCGCTCTCGTAGCTCTCGGAGCTGGGATAAAAGGCGCGGTGTCTCGAAGCGCGTCAGATGCTGGCATTCCAGCTCTCGCAGAGGGGGGACTTGCTTACGGTCCTACTCTCGCGCTTGTCGGAGATAATAAAGGCGCAAATATAGATCCTGAAGTTGTGGCTCCACTCTCTAAGCTCAAAGGGATGTTAGGAGGCAACACTGTCCAGGTGTACGGGCGTATCTCTGGAGACGATATTGTAATAAGTAATTCGAGAGCTTCACGAGATAGAAATAGATTCTAAATGGCGTATACAGTAGCAGTGTCTGAGTTTACAGATATCAA